CATCAACATCCATACCAGGGGGAGTTTGTGTACAATGAATTACTATTGTATCTGTTGTATTTCTTTTTGCCATTATTTAAATATTCCTACTAATGTTAATATCGTTGCACTTAATCCACCTATAAGCCAGTACAATAATCTATCTATTTTATTATGTAGACCATCAATATCTTTGTGCATATGTTTTAAATGATTGTTTTTAATTGTGTTAACATCCCTACGCAACCCAGTGATATATCCGTATAATGCTATGATGTGTTCACTAGTTGTTTTAGGAGATTTCATATTAATTTCTATACATATATTTAGATTCGATAATTTCTCTTATTTCTCTTAATCTTTCTATATGACCTTTGCTATCAGTTTGTTTTAATGCTCTTGTTAAAAAATCAGATTGTTGAAGTTCAAGCCTATTAATAACTTTATCTAGAAAACTCTTAGGATTTTCACCATATTTATAAGCTTCATTAAAGTATACTTCTGGTATAAATCCATCTCTCATTAAATGATGTGCTGAAGTTGTAAGTATAGTATTCAAACTTTCTTTTAAATCTGACTTAACTCTTGTTGCTATATACATTAATTTAGTTGCTTCTCTTTCTTCAATTGTATATGCAGCCATTTTTCTAGCTAACCAATCTTTAGCATTTCTTTTATATACACCTCTACCTTTTTTAAATGGATCTCTAGTTGGTCCATCTTTATATGCTTCAAATGCATCAGGATCAATAAATGGTAACATATCTGTATTTATAAAATCATAACCTACAGGTAATCCATTATAATATTGTTCGATTGCAAAGTGTAACGAAGTAGGTGCTGTTGTTTTTAAAAATTGTACAACTGCTTGTTTATATTCTAAATCACTTCTTGATCCAGCTACAACTGCTATAAGATTTACACCAGAAGGTAATATACCTCTTTCATTCCAAGGTTTAAATGGATTTAATCCCCACATATCTAATGTAGGTACACTAACTAAATCTGTAACATCTGTTCCAGGTGCAGCTAATGTCGTAGTAAAGTCTATACCTGACATTCCTGAAGGTATACCATGTTTAATAACATCAGGATATGAACTAGTTGCAATAGCTTCTTTTATAGTTGGTATAGGTTTATTTGTAAATTTTTCTAAAGTAGGAGATAATTTTTCTAATAAAGCATCTGCTGTTTCTATACCTATAACTCCAAATAATCCTGCAGAAAATATCATTTGTGCAAAGAATGCAACCATTGGTGCAGATTGACCTGTATGTTTATAAACATTTACATACTCAACTAATTGTGCTAAGTAGTTATGTTGGAATGTTTTAAATAAACCAAAAGGTTTTCCTAATGTACCTAATCCTTTATCACCATATATTAATGGTCTTTCTAAATGATTATATTCAACCATATATTGATCAGCTAAATATCTTGCCATTGCTTTAGATTGGGCAGGATTATGACCAGCACTTCTTAAAAAATTATAAAACATAATACCAGCATTTAATCTACTAACTTGTTCAACTTTTGCTGATGCATCTTTAAGAGTTAATGCTCTAGCTAAATTTGAAAAATTTCCAAGATAGTTTGCAGTCATTCCAGTACCTTCTATTTTAGGTAATTGTAATACACCAGAAGTTCCTGCAAATTCTTTTAAAAAAGCAGGTTCTACTAATCCTTGTTCTTTAAAATATTTAATAGCTTCTCTTACTTCTGCATCTGGAAAAAATAAATCTCTTAATGATTTAATTTGAGCCATGGCAATAGATCCTTCTTCCATACCTTGATATTTTAATTCAACTAATTTTGGAAATATCATATGATAAGGTTGAATTGCTTGTGCTGCAATAAATCTAGCATTACCAAATAATAACTTCCATGATAAAGTTACTTGGTTTGCTGCACCTAAAAGATCTGATAAACCAGATTCACCAATCCATCTAGAACCAATATTATCTACAATTTTAAATACATCTTTAGGTTGTGCTCTACCCATCGCATTATCTACCCAAGTTTTTACAGCTTTAGTAGTATTAGGATAAAGTATACTTACAGATTTAATTTGTTTAGAATTAGCTATATCCATTGCTGGGGCATTATCAAGAACATCTCTAATCATTGATTCTGCTTCCATCTTGTGACCCATACTAGTAACTCCCTGAATATAACTTTTAATTACATCAGCAAAGTCATTAGCTTGTGCAAGATTAGGTGCCATTTTTTTAGTTACAGGTCTACCTTCCATATAAAGTTCACTACCTTTAAAACCTACTTTCCAAGTATCACCCCTTTTAATTTTAAATTTAGGACCTCTTACTTTTGCTAATTCATTTTGTATTATGGATAATTCTTTTTCTCTACCTGTACGATCAAATTGTCTTAATAAATCGTATATAGCTGCTTCATCTGCATTGCCATATGGATATCTTCTTTTAGTAACAGTATTATATATATAATTTTTTTCACCAAACTCTGGGTGATTTTTAAGTCTTCTTTCTAAAGATAAACCATCCCATCTACTATTAGTTCCTATGTTTGCTACAACTTCATGTTTACCTTCTTTATCTGGCGTTCTTCTTAATATCCATGTATTAAATTTATTTGGGAATATATGTGGAAAATAATTTGGTAATTTAGGTACAGCTTTTAATTCTTTATTTACACCTTGAAATTTAAATACTTGTGCATTATAGAAATCTATTACTGCTTCTAATGCATTAGTTATTTCTTTAAAAATTCTTATTTGTTCAAAACTTAAATTATATTTTGTAGCAAGTTCAGCTTCTGTAACTCTATATTTAAAAGTACCATCTTGATTTTGTGTATTTAATTTCTCACCATTTGCTCTAGCTTCAGCCATTTTATTAGCTTCAACATTAATAAATGCATCTGCAATTTGTTTAGCTTTTGCAGGCTCTTTATTCATTAGAATTTCAAATCTAGTTAATGCAGCACCATAACTTTTTTGAGTAAGAAATGCTCTTCGTGCTGTAATAGTTGCACCTATTGCATCTAATGCACTTTCATTTCTAGCTATATAATCTTCAAATGGTTCACCTTCTTTTTGTCTTCTTAATATTTTACCATGTTCTCTAGGAACATATTGAGTATCATATAATAATCTGTTAGCATCTATCTCAGCTTTTTTAATATATCTTGTTACAGTATCACTAGCCCATTTAAATAAAGGATAATCTTTACCAATAAATTTTCCTGGTTTTAAAAATACAGCAGCTTTATCCATATAACCTGAAGTCATATCTCTGTATTTAGGAGTACCATCAGGATTAATTAATTCATATTTTATTTCTTTAGGTCCTCTTAAATCTGCACCTAAAACTGATGGTGAATATTCTTTAGTAGTATACAAAGCTTTATAGTGTGCTAATAAAAATTCTTGTGAGTTTAATACCTCTTGTCTAAGTCTATATACTTCATTAGGATCTTTAATTTGTTTAGCTTTCTCTTCACGAGTTAAAGGTTTAAACTTTCTACCATCTGCTTTTGCTTTTGTTATTTCATCAAATCTTGTTTGCCATTTACTATGTTCACTTAGCATTGCTTCTGCTTTATTTAAATTAGCTTTTGCTACATCAGCTTTTCCTAGTAATGCCTCTTTACCAGGCATCTTACCTGTTAATTGTTTATATCTTAATTGGGCATCTGCACTCATACGAGTTATAGACTTACCTTCTGCCCAAGGTGCTAATGCACCAGCTAATCCAAATACAGTAGCTGCAGCTAATCTATCTTCTAATGGTGCCTTCCATCCTGTAGTTAAAAATCCTGTTGCACCTAACATAGCCATTCTAGGTAATACTTGCATACCATTAGCTATTTGAATTACTTTACCTAAACCATAACCATATGCAGTAGCTTTACTAAGTTCATACATATTGGCATCATCCCATTCTCTTAGGAATTCAGTTGCTGCTATACCTGCAGGTAAACTTCTTTTAGCTAAACCAGCACTTACTTTACCAAATATATTTCCTGCACCACCAAATGTACTTAAAGCTTTTATTCCACGAACTGCTGGATAAAACTGTGCTACTGTTAAGGGTAATGCTGCAATTCCTGCTACAACTTTAGCTTGATAACCTTGTGGTGTATCTAGTCCTAAAGTTTCTGGATCATGTTTCTTAGCAAGGGATTGAAAGTAATCTCTAAGATGATCTGCATAGTTATCTGGATTAGGTTCCATACCAACTTTCTCAACCATCCAATCTCTAAATCTATCCCAACCACCAGGTACACTAGCCATTAACTCGTATACACTTTGAACACTTCCATGAAAACCATACTTAACTGCATTACCAAATTCTTCACCTTTACCACCACGTGTTCTAGTGCTATATTCAGAATCTAATTCAAATGGATTATCATTTTCTAAATCAAACTTAAATACATTCTCTGCAGTAAAACCACCTAAGTGATCATAAGCATTATCTATCTTATCAAGTCCATGATCAAACATAAACTTAAGTTGGTTGTTAAGATTTTCGTAATCTTCTTTAGTATTAAATGTGGTTATTTCCATTATTAACTAGTTGTTAAGCTGTTATGCCTGAGGATCGCCAAAATCAATATCATCAGCTTTTATACCTGTTCCATATCCTGTAACAGGTTCCTGACCAAAATATTTAATATTATATCCTGTCTCATTATTTTTACCAAATGCCCCTGCCTGTTCTAGTGCTTTAACATAAGTATCATCTCTAACCCATGTACCAGAATTATCTCTTCTTACAAAGTTTAATTTTAATTTACCTTCCATTGCATACTTAATAGCTAAAGCAGCATATTTTTTAAGTTCATCACTTGGCATATTAAAATCATTTATAGTTGCAGGTAAATCACTAGGTTTTCTAATTTTACTAATATCACCATCAGCATCAACTAATGCTTTAATAGTCATAACTGAAGGTAGTTCAAATTTTACACCACTGCTAGAAGCCAACACCCATTTTTTATTTAGTGATTGCTCTTCTCCGTATCTCTCTACAGGTGCTTGTATTACTGTAACAAAAGCAAATGTTTCTGCAAGTCTACCTTTATTACCAGGTATAATATGTGCTTGGAAATTTTCTGGCATATGAAAACCAAGAACTGATTCTTTATTTGCAAGTACTTTTTTACGTTGAGTATGAATTTTATATGACTCATCTCCAAAATCATTAACATCTATTGAATGAGCAAGTTGTGCAAGTGGTTTAGTTAATGTAGAATCTTTTGTGACATAACTACTTATCATATTTTCTTTAACAAGTTCTAAATGTTTTAAATGACTTCTGATTAATCCTGCCGATTCATTTACTAAATCTTGATATTTAGGATCTGTAGGACTCATTGTTGCTAACTGTGTTGTAACTTGAGTTAATCGAGATAAACTTGGAGATCCTGATGTAACTAACTTCATAAATTCACTTTCATTTATACCAAATAAATCAAGTGCACCTCCCATATTTAATGAATCTTTTATTTCATTAAATCTATCTTCTTTTAATTTTGCAAATTCATTTGGATCAAAATTACCATCAATCATAGAATCATCTCTGGCATTCTCAGCCATTATAGATAATCTCGCAACTGTCATTGCAGGACTATCTTTACCATAAGTTGCAGGAAACCATTGTGGAAAATTAGCTGCAGTTATTCTAAGTCCATATGCTGCTGCTGCATCCATATCATATTCAGGAGTTTTATATGCTAAATTACCTACTTGATTTTCCCAAGTATTCCATGCAAGTCCTGAATATAATTCTAAAGGTTTTGAAATTGATGCTTTAGTCTTATTTGTAAATTCTTCAACTGATGTATAGGGATCACCCTCTTTATAACCTCCACTTTGATATAATGCCTCTGCAACTTTTTTTTGTATATCTTCTGATTTACCAACAAATGTATCACCTTTAAGAAAATTAGCCATTGGTGCAAACTTTAATTTTAAATCTTCTTGAGACAAATCACCATAATCTCCATATTTTTTTGCGTTACTTAAAAAATCTAATTCAATAGATCTAAAATTACTTAATTTTTCGTTTAATAATTTTTCATTAGCCATTCTCTCTGTTCTTAAATCTTGACCTAGACCTCTAAACAATACTGCTTGATCATCTGCTTTTTTATTTGCTCTTTCATATGATTCAGCCATAGCACCATAGCCAACATCACCTACAGGTCCTGTTAAAAAATCACTTAATATTCCCATATTATACTCCTATATCTGGTCTTGCCATTAAACCTTCCTGTGCTGGTATTTCAGGCATTGGTTCTTGGATATCCATTTCATCTTGTTTCATTGCCATTTCTTGTAATGTTGCATCTTCCATAAATTCAGAATCTTTAGGATCACCTATATCAATTCTAATATTATCTATTTGTGCATCTTTTGCCATCTTTGCAAGTAACATAGCTACTAATGGTTCTAATATTTTAGCAGTATCAACTGTCCATTTACCATTAAGAAATCCAGAAAATGTAATTATTTTTACTAATGCTTCTATTGGTATACCAATACTCATTAACATTAGTGCACGTTTACCATGTACTTCATTTGACATTCTGTCATTAACAAATTCAATAGCATCTTCTGGTTTAGCATAAGTTGGAGGATGTTCCCATGCTGCATTACCTGGAGTATTTGTTAGGGATTCTCCTGGTACTGGTGCATCAAATGCATTGTATTGAGATTCTGTATATCCAGTATCTCCTAGTTTTACTTCTTGAATTAAATTATCTAGTCCTTTCATATTATACCGTTAGTTTAATTGCTCTTCTTACTTTACCTGGCTCTTCAAATTCTTCAGCCATATTTAAATAAGCTAAATATTTTGCTTGCATATTTACCCATTCATTTCCAGGTTTACCTGAAGGTCTATCTAATCTTAAATCTCCTGCGTATCCACGTTTACCTGCACCTTCCATTAAACCCATTCTTGTAGCACCAAAACTTAAATTAGGTTTTGACCCTACTAAATCTGGTACTGGTCCTCTTCCAGGTTGTCCTGAAACTCTATCTCCAAATACAGTACCTACTGCTTTTGCTACAGTTCTAACACCATCAAAACCACCTATAAAATCACTTACCCCACTCCAAAATCCCATTTATCCTCCTTATGGATTAATTAATGCTATTCCAAATCTTCCTAGCATTTCATACATTTTTGTTTTTTGATCTTCATTCTTAACATCTAATTCTGTTGTTCTTTCTAAAGCTGCTAAAGCTGCATTATGTGCTCTATTAGCTGCAGTCTCAGAAGCACTATTAACCCATGATGCTTCATCTCTCCATTGTTGCCATAGATTAGATAATGCATAGTTAGATAACTCTAATAAATTCTGTGCATTTAATTGATTCGTTGCATTTACTGCTGTAGTATTAGCAGTATTAATTGCTCTTCTCCAAGTAACATTTGATTGATCTATAGTTCTTTGGTTATCTGAGTTAAACTTCTGTCTTTCATTATCTAGTGTTGCATTAAATTGATTAATAGCTGCAGTTCTATCTGTATTAGCTTTATCTACTGCAACTTGATTCTGTGCATTTATTGCTGCAATTTTATTTGATTCTGTATTTGCAAATTGTTTCATAGCATCAATTCTAGTTGCATTCTGTTGATTCATTTGCCCAATTAAATTATCATAAAATTTATTTACTTCATTAGTACTAGTAGCATTAAATTGTGCTGCAGCATTTGAAGCTGCCTGATCAGATAATAAGAATGCTTGTCTAGTTGTAAGATTAGATAATGATGTTTGTTGTTTATTAGACAAGTTAGCCATATCCATTTGTAAATAACTATTAGCATTTGTTACAGCAGCTTGTTGTCTATTATTTAAATTCTGGAATATCATCTGCTTGTAACTTTCAGCATCTGCTTGAGCAATAGGTATTGCAGATTTCATTATACCTTCAGATAAAGCTTCAGCCATCATTGAACTAGCACCCATACCTCTTTCTTGCATAGCTGCTCTAGTTGCTTCAGCTGCTCCTCTAGCCCATACTGGCATAGCAGTACCTTGTGCTAATGCTGTAGATACTTCTTGTTGTAATCCTTCTAATTGTCCTTTAACTGTAGCATCAGAAACAATAGCACCTGTTTGTGCTGTCATAGGTGCAGTTACAGTTCCTGTCTGTGCTGTAGCTGTAGGTATTGCACTACCAACTTGAGCCGCTGTCATTTGTGCACCTGTTTGTGCAGTAGGTAACGCTCCTGCTGTTGATGTAGGTGCTGTTGCAGCTGTAGCTGTAGGTGTTGTAGGAGTTGTAGGTGCTGCTGCCGCTAATGCACCTGTAAGTCCTGAAGTACCCATTAATTCATTACTAGCTACTTGTTGTACTTGAGGTGTAATAGTTGTACCTGTAGGGGCTGTTGGAGTCGACAATAAAGTCGACATTAAATCAACCGCCTTTTTAGTATTGGTTTGTTCTGGTTGGGTATATGTTACAGCACCTTTCTGTAATGCGACTGTATCTGGTGTTTTTGCCATAATTATCTTCCTTGTCCTCTATATTTTCGTTTTTTCATTCTTTTTTCTGATTTATTTAAATTCTTTTTATGTCGTCTTGGTCTTTTTCTTGGTTTTGGTCTTGGTGTAAAGTTCTTAAAATTAACACGGGCCATTAAGGTTTAGTTGGCCATGTAGCATTATTTACTTTATCCAATGTATCTTTACCGCTAGGTAAATCTCTTAGATTCTGTCTGTATGTTTTCATATCATCAGACATAGTTACATCTGATAAAGCATAAAAATCTGTTTCTGCTAATAATCTATTTCTTTTAGATCTCATATTAGCTATAGCCCTGTCATACGCACCATTAGCATATGCTGTCTCAGCATTATCCCAAGCTGTTTCTTCTTCAGCCGTAAAGGCTACTTTTATTCCATTGATTAAATGATGTCTTGCCATGTTTTCTCCTTAGTTAATTCCATATAAACAAATATCTCCAGCATCTATATTGCCTGATGCCATTTTAAATTGAATAGCATCAACTGCTGAAGTTGTATTAAAATATCCAGCAACAAAAGTATCAACA